AAGAAGCACCAGAATATTCTGAGAATACTCCAGATAATCCAGTTTTAAATTTCTTAGCACCTGCAATAAAAGCATATGCTTATCGTTCGTTTTTAGTGGCAGATGGGCAGCATGAGAAAGCACAGTTACAAGACTTGCAAGCCCTCGATTTGCTAGTCAGAGAAGTTGATAAATTAAATCATCAACAAGACCGTGGGCAGGCTGGAACCATTTTCTCTGAACCCTACAGGAGGGTTACTGTAAAAGGTAATGTATATACAGAACCCACAGATGAAAAAATAGCTACTCTTTACCATAGAGGGGTCGATGTAGATATCACATTCGACTTAAAAAAAAAAGTAGAATTTGAAATATTTAAATTAAAGACAGGGACAAGTACCAGTGAATTTAAGTTTTTTACAATCTATGCTAACATTGAAGGGCAAATTGAAGGGAAGCAATACGATGCAGTTTTTAGAAATGCATCTGCAAGCATTAGCTTTGGGGCTGGGTCTAGTTCATTCCTTATTCATAATAAAAATGTTAGCACTGGACTTACTTTTGAAGTGGTCGTTGGCACTGCAACATGGACATCAGATCTTCTTTGGGAGAATGCAGATGTCCTATGGGATTCACCAGACCAACAAGACGCATTTACTGCACAAGTGCATAACAGGAATGCATCATCATCATTTGGGTTTAGACTATCAGCAGGATCAGCAGGATACGAAAGTACGCTCCAATGGCAAAATGCAGATGTCGACTGGGGTAATGCTGGGGGGACTTTGCATGAAGGTCTTACAAGTCCACAAATTAATTTTTCAACCAATCAAATTACATTTACTAAATCACAACTTTTATGGGATGCCGATACTAGTCAATGGCAAACCAAGAATATAAACTGGGAGGGATAAAAATATGGCTACCTTGCAAGGAAGAGCAATCAAAGACACTTATAAAGATCTATTACAAGTGTCCACTAATAATAACACTGGAGTAACCAGTTCAATGTCAACAGTGGAGGATGGAGAAGGCACTTCATCAGCACTAAAGATTTCTACTTCTGGTGTAGAAGTAGATGGAACTTTAAATGTAACTGGAAATGTTACTGGAGTACCTCATATTGATTACAGGGGAAACTATTCTGGATCGACTGCATATGTAAAAGATGATGTGGTTTTCTACAATGGGTCATCATATATTGCCAAGCAATCGTCTACTGGTAATGCACCAACGAATACCACTTACTGGGGATTGCTTGCTCAAAAAGGTACTGATGGATCTGATGGAACTAATGGTACTGGCACAAATGGTTTAGATGGAACTGATGGAACTGATGGAACTGATGGTCTAGGATTTACTGGAGGTAGTTACGACTCAGCGACTGGACAAGTCACATTTACATCTGACGATGGACTAGGGTTTTCCACTGGAGATATTAGGGGATCGAGTGCCAATCTTACATATTCAGCAAATGCTGATGGTGCAGGTCACCTAGCTAATTCAGTAGGAAGCACAACTGATGGTCTTATTATTACTAATCGGCAACCTACTTTGCAGATTGTTTTAAATAGCTCAACTGGATCTACTGACTCTTCGACAAAAGCAGACTACAAACTTCAAGGTTTGAGAACACGAATTACAAGATCTTTTGCAAATGTGCAAACTGCTGAAGATTATCTTTTCAAGTATCATAATGGACATCATGGAATTGTAGATTTTCGTTTTGAAACTGATATTACTGATGCGACTTTTACTCCTAAAATGGATCAACGCTATTGTGGTAAATATTTTATAGGAGAAGGTGGTACACCAAAGTGGACTATTACTAGTCTAGGGTCTTTACCTGTCTGTCAAATTCGTGGGCAATTGTACATCCAAGATTTACATGTTTGTGTAAATGGAAATCCAAGTAATGTAAGTAATTTATTTGAGGTTTTTGAGGGAGGTTACACATTATTGAATAATGGTGTAGCAATCGAATTTGGCACAGATGTAATCTTTAGTGGAGCAATATTTTATAATTCGGCCTCAACATTTTACAATGAGGCAAATCCATTAGAAATAAAAAACAACCTTACTAATCCTTTATATTTCCAGCCCTTGCATAATATTGCTGGTGGTGGATTAGCATATGTAAGGAATGAAGTTTTATTTAGTGGGCAATTCAATGTTGCTAGATTTGTATTAGGAGGAGGAACTTTTCAGTTTGTTCATGCATATCAATATGCTGGAACCCAAGCATCTGATAGAGGGCCATTCATAATGGAATCTAACTATTCTTTGCCTAGTGGTTATATAAATAATAATCCACCAGCATTTATATTTGAACAAGCTAACTCGATGGTTTTGCACGATAACGATCCAGTTTCACAAGATGTTATGAGATACACAACATTGCTCGGTTGTAGAGAGAGGTTTGATAGACATACATTAAGTGGCAATATTGGTAGTCACAATGGTGTAGATCCATTCGAAAGAAATTTCATTATCTATTCACATGGTAATAATGGAGAAGCCCCAACGCAGGTAAATTATAGAGGTTGGGTTTTCTGGGGTGTAACTCCATCCACTGATTTGCCAGCAAAAAAAGCATTCCAAATTATATAAGACAATGACTATTCAAAATATTGATCCAGAGGTTGCACTAGCAAATTCACCAATTAATCAATTTTCTGTAAATATGGGGCAGATTAATTGGGAGGGACAACATCGTGCCAAAAGAAATAATTTGTTGAAAAATACAGATTGGACTCAAGTGGCAGATAATGCACTCAGTGCTGAAAAAAAAGCAGAATGGGCAGAGTATCGTCAACAACTACGAAACATTACTCAGCAAGAAACATGGCCAAATAATCCAGTCTGGCCAGAAGCACCATCAGCATAGGAGGAAATTAAATGTCACAAGCAACTGATTATTTAGAAACAAAAGTCCTTACTGGATTACTAGGAGGCACTAATGTCTCATTTAATACTAAACCTTACATTGGTTTACTGAAGTCAGCACCAAGCGATTCCAGTGGAGGCACAGAGGTCTCTGGGACAAATTACGCTAGAGTACAATGTGGATCAACTGGACAAGGTGATTTTGTAGTGGGTTCAACTGGATCTGCCAGTAACACTGGAGCATTTACATTTAATGATGCTCAGTCGAACTGGGGAACAGTTACTCATGTGGGTCTTTACGATTCGGCAACAAGCGGAAACCTACTTGTCTATGGATCATTAAACACTTCTGCTGATATCCAAAATGGTGATATATTTAAAATTCCTACTAGTGGGTTCACTGTTAGCGTTGACTAATGCGTGTTCAACCAAATCGCTAATTAGTCCATCTCTTGCGGTTGTAGGAGGTGGGGTAGGCAGTTTGGCTGGCCCTGTTGGGGCTGGACTGGGAGCAGGTGCAGGATCAATGGCAGGATCTCTTATCGCTAATGATGTGTCAGAAGAAAATCTGGAAAACATTATTATTGAAAAGGTAGTTGATGCAAAACTTGATCAAGCAAAAGAAAATGGGTTTTTCGATGGTGTGCTTAACGAAATCTATGGAGTGTTAAAATTATGTGTTATTGGGTTGGGATTATGGTTTTTGGTTCCAATGATTTACTCGCATTATCGTGCGAAAAAAACTGAAAAAAAATGGAATCAAACAACTTGATATTTTATGCACTTCAATGTGTGTCTGCTATGCTTTTTGCAGTAGGTGGATTTGTGATGAAAGGTATTTTTCACAGACTCGACTCCTATGGCAAAAGAATAAATAGGCTGGAAGTAGACCTTGCAACTAACACAAAAGAAAATGAAACACTAATCAAGCGACTAGATTCCATTGAACTAAAGATCGACAAGATTCTAGATTCTTGGAGGAAAAGTGGCTAAGTTCAGATCATATGGTCAATTAGATGATCCCTTTGTTGAGGATGGAGATCCTGCTTTTCGTGGACTAGATCAGCAAACTGAGCCTACTATGCTTCAAGCTGGATTTGTACAGGAAGCAGAGAATGTAAGATTTGATCAAGGTGTGATTTCCTCACGCAAAGGTCTGGAGAAGTTTGCAGATATTAGTGGAGGGAAGGCACTGGTAAAATTTTTAAATCCAGTTGATAATCGTGAGGATCTCATTGTTGTCACTAATGACAAACTGCTCGGAGTTGGAGAGAATGCAATTCGAATTGGTAGGTATGAACAGAATGCAGACAAGTGGGACGAAATTGATTACAGATGGGAAACTCAATCGCAAATAAACGAACAATTTTCAGATCCATATGGAGACGATGACGAAGTTTTTGGTCTGCAAGTTTTCGATCAAATCATTTTATTTTGCAAAGACAATAGACCTAGGACATTTGATGGTAATGTTAGTGGGCAAGGGGTGATAGATTTACCTCCAACATCATCAGATACTTCAGTTGACTTTGTCTGCCCTAATGCTCCATTTGGATATTACTTTTCTAATCGCTTGGTTGTTCCTTACTACGAGGACTCACCAACCACAGTTGCTTTTTCAGATGTTTTTGAGCTAAACGAATTTATTAATCTTAATACATACTTTTGTAACAAGGGAACTGCTGATGTAATAATGGGATTTTCTAGTTTCGTAGAAAACCAAATTTTGGTCCTATGCAAAAATAGCATTCATCTAATAAATAACACACATGCCCTAGGTACTAGTTCAACAAACTACGAGATCACTCGCCAGTATGGAGTGGCAGGGCATAGGGCATTTACCCAGAATGGATCTTATACCTACTTTGTATCATCTGAGGGTAATATCCAAGTTTTAGTGCCTTCCAGTGATCCTGCAAAAGGCCTTGGAATTGCAATTTCAAAAGTAACTTTAGACCAAGAACCACTAAGCAAACCAATCACTCCATTTATGGAAAGAGTGAATCTGGAATACATTCGAAAGTCTATTGTCTACTACCATAAAAACAAAGTGTATTTCTGTCTGCCTATCGATGGTTCCAGCGAATTAAATGCCATTGCGATTTACGACTCGTTAAACTCCACATGGGTATCAATTGATACTTTTGAGGATGAGTTTTTTGCAATCAGAGACATCAATTCCATAGACAATCAGCTATATCTTTTAAGCGACAAAAAAGTTTACAAATACGAAACAGGTGCAACTGATGATGGAAATTCTATATTAGCAAAAGTTAGCACCAGAGATTACATGATGTCTACTAAGGATGTTAAAAAATTCGTTCGTGGAACTATTAGTTATTCAGCGGAAGAAGGATCTGCCTTAACAATAAGAACTTTTACTAAGTCTCCAGACTCCACAACTCTTTGCAAGGAGTCATATGCGGAAGAGGATTCATTAAATAATCTGAGCAGGTTTAGCACTCGCCAGCGAGGTTATTCGGCATCTGTAGAGGTCAACAACACTGGGGGGCATTTAAAGGTGAAGTCTGTTAGCATGGAAGCATTTGTCCATGCAGGCAAAGCATTAGCTAATTTCAGAAATGGGTAATGCGAAAACAACTGTTTCTGTTGAAGTACCTCCTGTTGGTGCTGAATTTATTCCATCTAGTTTTGCAACATCTGTAACTAATAGTGTGGATGTGGATGTGGATGTGCCAAGTCAAATTAGGTACGAACCTTCTGAGACTTTTACAAGCAATAATACAATACTATTAGAAGGTGAGTTAGGATTTGATACATCTAATAGAAGATTAAAAATTGGTGATGGTATCACTGGGTGGAATAATTTGGATTACATTGATAATGTTGCAGAAGAAAGAATCCAAAGATTAGAAAGATCTACATTGTGGGACCCAAGAAGAATTAAAACAAATATTTGGATAGATTCTTTTTTTACTAAAAATTTTATACTCAATGGTGCAAATGTAAGTTCATGGCTGGACTTATCTGGAGAAGGAAATCATTTAACATCTAGCAATCCATATGGATCTCTTTATGTTGAAAACCATGTCGAGTTTCCAAATTCATTTGGATACCTAGATAATCAAAACCCATCCAATACGATCCATGCAACTGGACAACATCTTTGTGTGTTTGTTGTGCAAGATATCGATGATGGTGTGATTTTGCAAAACGATGCAACTGATGCATCACATCAACCAAAAATCAAAATTGATAATGGTACAATTTACCACGAAGTTGGTTCTGGTATATCATCAGCATCTATTGATAGTGAACCAAATGTGATAGCATGTTTACAGACTAGCGAATCAACTAGCATATTTGTAAATGGAGTAAGAGAAGACATACAATTAAATTTATTATCTGGAAGTCTACTATCTAATTTTGTTCGTATAGGAGAAGGAAACTTTAGACTTAGTGAATTAGTGTTTTTAGCATACCCTACCTGTACAGGTGACAGGCAAACGCTTGAAGGTTACCTTGCCCACAAATGGGGATTTCAAGATAAATTAGCAACAGACCATCCTTACAACTTAGGTGCGCCACTGGTAGTGGCAAATGACATTACTTGTGGGTATGGGTATGGATTATGAATCTGAGTAGTTTTAGTGTAGTTGCTACGAAAGAATGCATGAAAGAACTTGCAGTCCTTTTATTCAGTATTCGCCAGATTTACAGTGAACCTGTCTACATACTTTGTGATTCGCAAACGAAATCCTACATCGAGACATTTGGATGGAAAAATTTAAGATTCAATCTTTCTGCTGATCCAGAAGGTTTAGCAAGAGCGACTGAAAAAGTTAAAGGAATAAATTTAGAAAACTCATTTCATTCAGCGGCCAAAATTTACTTGAAGATGGATTGCCTAGAATGGGCAGTTATTGAGTCTGGCAATAGTTTATTTTTAGATGCTGACATTATATTATCTAAACCAGTCCACACTGATTTAAGTAATAATTATGATGTAATCTTATCCCCTCATTATCATCCCACAAATACACTTGAACAAAACAAAAAGTATGGCGCGTTTAACGCAGGTTATTTGTGGGCAAATGATCAGTATGTCGCACAGATATGGAGAGATATCTATATGACTAGATCATCATTCTACGAGCAACAGGGAATGATTTGGTTTTTTGAATACATGGATACAGGGGTGTTTGATAAAACTCATAATTTTGGTTTTTGTAGATTTGTTAAAGAGTGGGTAAACGAAAGCATACATGTAAAAGATCCTACTCATACATACACGAATGCAAAGTCTTATCACTTTCATTCAATTCCAGAAACATATCAAAATGCAGATGATGGATTAAAAAAAGGGTACGAGTCACTTTATAGAACATTGTATCCATGTTTACCTGCTCCAATTAAAGATTTCATACACAAGGTCAGATATGAAAGTTGAATTTGAAAATTTAGAAGGTGATGCACCAAAACTTGCATTCTGGAAAGGTGCTAGAGAAATTTATGTACCAGAGTCTCTTGTTCAAAGTGAATCGCATTCCAAAAAAATTGTATTTACACAGGCCGCCTTACATCATCCTGTCTACGCTTATTCTGCATATCTTGCAGTTTTAAGTCTATATGCATCTACTGACTTGGATAGATATGATGTGAGGGTTTATGCAACCCACAATCTGATGGAGATCTTGCAGGATTTGTTCAAGTTTTTCCCAAAAGTCAAAGTGATACAATACCAACCATTGGGTGAAATACATCCAGAGTGGAAAAGGGAAGATAATGATTTTAATACAACTATTAAAACACAATTCTGGTGGGATGATGAGTTGTGGAATTATGATGTTGTTTGTGGACTTGATGCTGACCTATTTGGGGTCGGAGAAGGTGGCTCATTTGAGCTTTTAGAAAATCTACAAGACAACATACTTCTTTGTCCGACTGGCAACGCATGGGAGATCTTTGAGCATATGATGAAGGATCTTAATCATAATCCAGACAAAGATGTTGTGGGTAGATTAAATCGTGAGCATGGCATTACTGGGGTAGAGGAAAAAATTAAAGCAATGCCTTGGTGGGGAAATTCCAGTCTTCATGCATTTCCAACAAAATACATTTCTGATCCTAAGTATAATTTTGTGAGATTGTTAGACTTCTGGTTTAGCGAGCCATGTTATTGCGATGAATCCTTTTTATCTATTTTTAGCATCTGGAATGATTTACAAATTCAAGATATTAATGAATATCTAACAAGATCTAAACATCATCTTGAGCATGATGAATTGTTTGAGGATAAGACATTACCAATGCATTTAGTGCATTACCCAAATCAATCTGCAATCACTCACAGGTTGTCCACTACAGATTCTGCCAAGGCACTAGCACCAAGGTTTCAAGAATTTCTTGAATACACCAGATACAACTTTTTGAAAAAGTATGCCATATAATCGAGATCTAGGTTTACGCTTTGTACACATTCCAAAGAATGCTGGTACTTCTATTATCAAATTTTTTGATATGGAAAATGAGTGCCATTGCGAAGCATGGTTGGAAGAAGTGGAACCAATGACCACTTTTTGCATATACAGAGATCCAATCGTAAGATTTAACTCATGCTATAACTATGCTAGAACATATAACTCATATTGGCATGGAGCAAGTAATCCACATCCAGATTATGAGTTACTAAAAAATGCGAGCGTGTCGGAATGCATTGAACTTTTAAAAGTAGGAAAACTAAAGCATCAAGGCTGGAGTCCACAACATCGTTGGATTTATAAAGATGATGAAGTTCATGCAGACTATTTAATTAATATCGAACATTTAGAGGAAGAAATTTCTTTAATGTTAAATGAATTAAACATTACGCTTAACAAAGAAATACCAGTAATTAATAATATTTCTAAGAAAGTTTCTTTAAGTTCAAGTGAGATGACAGAGGTTAGTAAATTTTATCAGAGGGATTACGAGGTGTTTCGTATATGAATGACCTACAAAATGCCTATGCATTGAAATACATCAAGGAGGGAGATGTGTGTGCAGAAATAGGTGTCTGGAAGGGTAACCTGTCTCGTCAAATTTTAAAATGTAAACCTGCTAAATTACATTTAATTGATCCTTGGAAAAGCCAAGATGTGATCGAGCGTTGTTATAGCATTGACCAAGAAAAAATGGAGAAGGTGTATGAGCAAGTATTATTAGAATTTGGCTCATTAGATAATGTGGATATGCACAGATCTTTTTCAGTAGATGTAGCTTTTGCAAATCAATATTTTGATTGGGTATACATTGATGGAAATCATAATTATCATGCAGTAAAAAAAGATTTAGAGTTTTACTATCCTTTAATAAAAAAAGGAGGGTACTTGTGTGGTGATGATTATGCACTCTGGTCAAATAAACCAAAAACAGGATTTGGGAGTGATGGAGATGGAGGCCCAAAACCTGCGGTAGATGAATTTGTGAAAGAACAAAATCTAGAAATAGAGATTAAGGAAAATCAATTTGTAATCAAAATATGAAAACATTTTGCATATACATAGTTGATCCGATCTCAGTTTTACTAGCACATCGATGCTTGGAGTCTGGCAGAAGATGGGGAGTCGATGTTGAATTGTTTGATGGAGTTCAAGCAGGTGAGTGGGACAAGTTACCACTAACATTTATTGATAGGGCAAGTGATGGACTCAAAGGTTGCTTTAGTTCGCACTATAAACTTTGGGAAATGTGTGCAGATGGTGATGAGCATTTTGTAATCCTAGAACATGATGCAGTTATACAATCTCCATTTTATGGATTACCAACTGGAGACATGCTTGAAATGTGCCAGCCAGAAAAAAACTGGGAAAATGTAAAGTCAACATACAAAGTTGGTAAAGGAGGCCCACCTAGAGGCACAACTGGGTATATGGTCAGTCCAGAGCAAGCAGGTAAATTTGCGTATCTTGCTAAGAAAACTACAATTAATCATGCTGACATTTGGATGGGTGGAGTGGTGCAAAGAAAGTATGCAGTTCTTCCTTACCCAGTAAAATGTGAAAGTGAGTGGCATTCAACAATACACTCGTCCTCCCCTCTCAGTCACAAGAGAAAGATCATAAGAAAGGTTCTTCTATGAGCATCTTAAAAGAAGTAGAAAGACTTTATAAAGATCTAGGGCAGGACATGTGTACAGACATTGCTCAGTACATGGAACACGAATATGTGGTTAAAACTCCAGAATCTTTAATAATAGGAAAAGCAGTTAGGCGAGATGGTGGATGTCCTACTGGACAATGGAAAGTCACTGCACCAGACGCATGGTTTGTTCGCACTGCAGTAGGGGAAGATCACATCGCACATTTTATAAATTGTATGCCATACCCATTGCCATATGTGGGTTGGATGAGAGAACTTAAAAACAGACCAGTCAAGTGGTTTAAACTTGAATCAATACTTAGGAGGACAATCTAATGGGAGGAGGAGGAGGAGAACCAACATATGTCAGTAATGACTACGAAGAGACAATGCGTGAAGCATTGCAAGCACAGATCGATCTTGCACCAGACTTGTTTTACGCAGAGTCAGATCGAACTTATGGCAGACCTGCTTATGCAAGGATGCAACAAGATCTTGTGCAGGAAGGATTATTCGGACAGAGAGTAAATGTAGATAATCAAGGGTATACCACTGAATTTAATTATGGGGCAACTCCAGAAGGCGGTTTTGTAGTGGATGACCCCTATGAGGATATGATTGCAGAAAATCCCATTCTCCAGCAATTAGTAGCAGGGAGGGATGCAGATGGAACTCCAGCGGAATGGACGAGAGGAATGGACAGGACGCAAATAGTTGATAACTGGATGGGTATGCACAATCAACGCAACCCAAATAATCAAGTAAAATTGAAAGAGGAAGGTATTTATGATGCAGATGGCAATAAGGTAAAAGGTGCAACCACAAAGAAATATGTAGGTGGGGAAGCAGGTGAGCGAAGAGAAGGTGGAGCAATTGATCTTATTGCTGGCACACAAGATTATGCATTTTCTGATGGAACAACTAGACGATCTGGATTCGATGAAACTGGTGAGTTTATGGGAACATCTGCACTGGAGCAGGACATGCTTGAAAGAGCAAAGGATCAGCAGACCAGAGCAGAAATTGGAATGGCCAATAAATATGGTGGGCAACTTACAGATGCCTATCGTGCGCAAGGTGGAATTAAAACTGCATTAGATGATTTTAATGCACTAGGAGATAAAAATTCTGATCATGGTGGACTAAGAAGCACACTTACCCAGCAAGCATTATCTGACCTACAACTAGGTGGACAATTGTCTGATGAAGAACGCAGACAGGTTGAGCAAGATTCTAGAATGGCAATGAGTGCTAGAGGTAGAGGAAGAGATTTTGCAGGTGTTGTCGATGAAGTTGCCAGCAATGAGGCAATGCGTAGGCAGAGGGAGACTGAGCGTAGAATGTTTGCATCACAGGCACTTGGTCTTGCAGATGCAGGACTTGCACAGGATCGTGCTTTTGCGGCCCAACGGGTAGGGATAGAACAAGCTACATCAGCAGATCCATTTATGGCAATCACAGGTCGAGCATCTGGTGCATCTGTTGCCAGTGGGCAGAACCTTTATGGAAATGCGGCTGCTGGAATTAGTGCTGGGCCAACTCTTTACAATCCATCACAAGGAGCAGAATTTATCGCAAACCAAACTGCTGGGTTAAATAATTTCAATGCTAATGTTTATGCATCAAATCAAGCTGCAAGGGCTGGCATGTTTGGTGGAGCAATGGGTGCAGCAGGAATGATAGGAGGTGCTTCCATCTTGGCCTGTTGGGTTGCTAGAGAGGTTTATGGAGTTCACAACCCACGATGGGTGATGTTTAGATATTGGGTGCTTAACATTAGTCCATTCTGGTTTCGCGCAACTTACCTCAACTTCGGTGAAAGGTTTGCCAAGTTCATTAAAAACAAACCAAGATTAAAAGCACGGATTCGCATATGGATGGATCGTAAGTGCAAGGAGGTAGTATAATGGCATCACCTTATTTTTCTAAAATAAATTTACACAGGCAGGACTTCTCTGCCTTGAGGCAGGCAGGTGAGGCATGGGGTAGAGCATACCAGCAAGCTGGCGAGGCAATAGGACAAATAGGGTCCGCTTACTTTGAGCGTAAAGGTAAGATGAACCAAGCAGAAGAATTTGCTAAATCTCCAATGGGGCAGGAATATTTGAAGGGTCAAGGTATTCCACAGGACCAACTGGACAAGATGACAGAAGATCCCAAGGAGGCTACTAAATTCATTTACGATGCAGCACGGGAGGCTGGCGGTATAGATAACTTAATGGGCAGAATGCAGGCCCAGTATTCATTTGATCGACTCAAAGAAATTGATGCACAGAAGGATGCATTACATAAACAAGAATTTGAGAAAAATGAATATTTGCTGAATGACCTAAATTATAAGGAAGAGGTACAGGAGAGTACTAATAGTTATTTAAAACATCTTAATACTGTCAATGCAGACGGTGTAAGGAAAATGGATTCCGATGATCCTACTGGTGGATTTGATGCAAAGAAGCCAGCAGCCTTGGAAGCAGTGATGGCAGTAAATAAGCAGTTTGGATTAGGCGTTCATAATCCTGCCGTAATTGGAATGATGTCTGATTCTTTAGCTGCGGACCATACTGACAATATTACTGGCGAGCAAATGCCTTACAGGAATTACGAGAATGAGGCAGAAATGTATAAGCATCTTGATAAATTGTTTCAAACTGAGATGGGCAGGAGGCTGCCGCCAGAGCAAAGAAATGCAATTATCGATAGACAAAAATTAAATATTGATGGTGCTGGTGGAAAGAAAACAGTACGAGAATTATTTAAAGAGGGAATAGCTAACAGTGGATTTGGTGCTTACGCTGAACAGATGAAAGGCAATGTTGGTGCCATGGGTAAGCTTAGAAGTATGTTGGACACTGCTATACTAACGAATGAGGATGGCACAATTGACATCAAGAATCCTTCCGCTGCATCAATAGCATTGATATCGTTAGCTAGAAATGCACAGGGTGCAGGGCAATTGACAGACAAGGATGTTGACAGGATTTCTGGAAGGCAGGATTTCGGTAGCACAATTGATAGATTTTTTGAAAAAAGAATTGGCCAAGAGATTACACTTACAGATGAAATGACCAAAGAAAATCCATCTTGGTTAAAAGCAATTAATCCAGAAACTGGTGAACCATTTGCAGTAGGTGACGAAGTATTGGTTGGAGGATCTGAAATGTCTGTTGATGATGTGATCTTGATGAGAGAAATTGCAGACGGGTTAGATAGTGCTGCTAATAATTTCAGTCAAAAAATAATTCCAGACATATATAAAAATGTTCGTGGAACTTATGGTGGATTTACAACAGAACAATTAAATCAATTTACTGATCTCCATCAGTATATGCCTAATGGACTTGTGAACTTAAACCCACTTTCAACAGTGCGGCAAAAAGACATGCAAGGTATTTACTATATGATGAGAGAGGAGCAAATGACTCCAGAAGAAACCTACAATACAATTAGGAGCAACAGTATTGCAAAAGGTGTTTGGGATGAAGATACAGATGGGCCAGCTACAAGAGCAGCTATAAAAGAAATTACAGAAGGTGGATACAGGCCGAGACAAAACCAGCAAGCTATAGATTATCAGCAATACAAAGGTAAGGGCAGGCGAGTTCGAGGGAATGCTGATAAAACTATTATCTCGCCAGACAACTTAGAGACTTCTGGTAATGCAGTAAAAAATATAATCGGAGGTGCTGGTGGCACACAGACAGGAATGGCCGCTATTGATTATGGAAAAGGAATGCTTGAAAAATCTAGAATCAAAAAAGAAAGCTTTCCTTTCAAGAAACAGGCACTTAATCGAGTAAAAGATTTAAGCGGCAAAGAGTTAAGAACTGTTGCAAAAGATGTTGGTGTAAAAAGTGCAGACAAAATGACTGACACAGTTTTGCGCAAGCAGGTCACAAATAAAATTAAACAAGAAGTCAAAGAAGAAGTTAGAAACAAACTTGCGGCAATGGGTGCCAAGAAAAAAGTGTTTTCTGCTCTTACAAAACTTATGACATCTGGCACTGTAGGTTCTGTCATGTTTGTCATGGACCTAGTGCAAGCCGACAACTTACCAAGGGATGCTAAACTTTCTGCATTAAAAGATGCGGTAAATAAATCTAAGAAAGGATCTCCAGAAAGAGAGATTGCACAAGAAATGTTTGACCGTGCCTATTACTCTGATCCTAGAAATGTTCGTCCAGAAGAAAAGCAAATGGGGACCAAGGACAGAAAGCTTAGACATTCAGTAGAACTTTACGGACTTTAAGATATGGCAATCGACTTAGGTGAATATGATCCAGATGCAAAACTGGCCAATGTAGTACTAGGAAAATTTGCTCCACTTCCAGAGGACATGGAGTATGAACAGTTCCGTGAACGCTGGTTAAAGAACCAGCAGCGAAGCATTGGTGAAGCAACATGGGAATGGGCCAAGGCAGTGCCAGAAGGTTTCACTGAATATTTCACTGAAGATATTTACAATGCATTAAATAATAAATCCATGATGCGTAGTATGCTTGGCCTTGGTGAGAATGAAGGTGATGCAGGGAAAGCATGGGATTCACTTTTTACTGCAAGTGAAGTTGGCCTTAGAGATTCATATAATACATTTAAGGTTCTCACATCTAATGTAAAAGATTACTTTAACTCTGAGCTCTCACAGGAGCAACAGATCGAGCGTGATTTTGCTAGGCATAAATATGAAGTAAATTATTTCAATGATGCCCGTGAGAAAATGATGGAATCAGTGGCACCAGAGTTCAGAGATGACATGTCAGTGCTTGCTGATTTTCTAGATCCGACAAATTTAATTCCATCTTTTGCAGGAACAAAGT